TTCGGCCTGCGGAGATGGCGTGAGACCCTCCCGCAGCTAATGCGGGAGGGCGGCAATCGATGAAACAGGAAACCCCGAACCGTGAGGTACGGGAATCCCCAGGATCTATCCGTGGGGAGGATGTCAAATCGCGGCGAGCGGGACCGGGGTGGGCCGATGCCGATCGAGACTGGTGACATCGACGCGGTCGCCGACATCACCCATCCCCACGATGGGCCGCTGGACGCCGTCTCGGCGGACCGGCGGCGACGGACGGTTCGGGGCTGGCTGGCTGGTCGTGGTGTGGCGCCGGTGGGGGCGATCCTCCGGGATGACGGGCGGTCGGTACAGGTCTGGGATCTGGCCGTCGTGCGGGCCGAGCGTTCGCTGCGGCGGCCGTCGGGGTTGGCGGCGCTCTCGCTCGCCGAGCGTGGCGAGGTCACGCGGCGGGGATGGGTGACGAGGCGTCGCTCGAACGGGTGACCCTCCAATAATAGCGTGAGCGTCATGCTATTATTGGTAGGTCGGACGGGAATGGCGAGAACGCCTCCGGAGGGCACGCCGACTCACCGCACCGGAAGGTGCCAACACCAGGGGAGATCCCATGAACGCACGAATCGAGAGACTCGTCGTCTTCGGTTGCGTCGAAGATACCGTCGCGGGACGGTACGTCGCATCTCTCCTCCTTGAGGAGGAGGAGACGCGGTGCGTCGTCGACGATCTCAGGATCGTCGATGGCGCGTGCGCCGTGCCCAGAGTCGACGGATACGACGGAAGGGAGATCTTCCGGGACATCAAGACCGGAGACCTGGTCCTGACCACGTTCTCCACGGGCCGGAATGGACCAGAGGCTACCATGATCCGCTGGAGCGGATACGGCAGGGCGAGAAGGATGACAGACTACGTACTGGTGCCCTCCAGGCGGAGCGGCTGGACGCCAAAGCCAGAGGTCGCCTACCAGGTTCGCCTAGTCAGGCGCGTCGACAAGGGCAACGGAAACCGCCAGATCTGGGCGGTCAGCCCACACGACGCGCGGGCCTGCGAGACCCACGCCACCGTCGCCGGGCGAATCCCGGAAATCCGCCTCAAGGCGGAGAGAACGACGTGCGACATAAACCAAAAAGCGCTGCGCGCGCTTCACGCGTACGCCCAAACCGTCGACCTCGGAGACGCCAGCGTCAAGAAGGACACGTCGTCCACCCACTATCGGCGCCTCCTGGAGAAGGAGCTCCCCTCCCCGACGTGTGGGGAGTTCGAGGGGGAGACCTCGACCAGTAGCGAGACCTCGCACTCAAGGCGGATCGGATACTACGGCCCGACCCGGTGGTCGGAGACCGGGGTGGCGACGGTGACCTGGGCCGGAATGTCCGGCCACTACCGCATCTCCAAGATGTACGAGGAGAGACTCAACCATTACGAGTCCGATGATGGTGGCCAGCGCTCGTCCCGCTACCAGGCGCGGGACAGGTCTCGCGACGGGTACGAGTACCTCGACGGTGATCAGCCGGTCGAGGCGTACGAGAGGCTCCGCGAGGAGCTCGACCGGCGCGTGAAGGACGCGGCGTGGATCAACGAGTGCCGAGTGACGGAGACCCGGCGGATCGCGACGAGGATCGTCGCGGCCCTCACCGACATCCCCGGCCTCCCGGCCGGCGCCCGGCTCGGCGAAGATGCCACGTGGCGGCTGGTCTGCTACGTCGGTGACCGGATTCCGGTCGTCGACATCGCGAACGATCTTCCGACGCTCGACGAGATCTCGATGGAGATCCTCGGAAGACCCCTATCATGATCACCACTCTCAATCATGTCACCTCATATGACATGATTGACCATCGATCGTCGACCCACCAATACGAATGGAGCGTCATGTATCAGTACACCCTGCTCGACCCCCGCGAGGCCAACGAGCGGGTGTTCGAGGACGCCACCGGCGGCGTCCTCGGCGTCGAGGTCACCGTCCCGGGCCTCGCCGCTCGCTGCGACCTGGGAAACCTGGACCCCCAGCACACGGGTCACCAGGACGTCGCGGCCTGCGTCGCGGCCCTGTCCTGCCACCTCCCGCCCAGTGGCGCGACCCTGGCCACCAACCGGGCGGACGCGGACAGCCTGCTCGCCATGGTGGTCCTCACCCTCCGCGCCCAGGGTGTGGAGGACTGGAGCGTCGCGAAGGTCGTCCTCGTCGGGCAGGCTGACGCCGCCCCGAGTAGACCTTGGGTCAAGGACTACAGCCCGCCCGTGGAGTTCGCCCAGGCGTCCGCGGTCGCCATGGACCATCGCGTACCGGTCGGTGATCGCGTCGCCACCCTGATGGGCTGGCTGACCGGACGGGTCAGCCTGCCCGACGTCCCGGAGGTGGATCGCTCGGAGATCCGCGTCAAGAGATCGGCGTGCTCTCGGTACGCCGTCGTCCACGCGGACGGGCCAGCTGTGCGGGGCGCGTGCGCGATCGGCTACCGGATGGCCCCCATCGTGGTGGCCGCCAACGAGGAGTTCCGGCTCGCCGGGGGCGAGCCACACCGCAAGTACACGATCGCCCGCTGGAACTCCGGCGTGGCCATGGACTGGGACGGGATGATGAGTGAGCTCCGAGCCCTGGAGCCTGGCTGGGGCGGATCGGACTCCATCTGTGGCTCAACCCAGGGTGTCGGCTCACGCCTCACCATGGGTGAGGTCAGGCGGGTGGTCGAGCGCCACCTGCCCGATAGGGACTGACGTCTGGATCGCGAGCACACCGCACGACGCCCCCACTCCATCCCGGAGTGTGGGCGTCGTCGTGCGCTGGTGGCGGTTCTACGCGCCCGGTGGCGGCACCAGCCTCCGCGCCGCGTACGCGACGGCCGCCTGGAGCGCGGTCTTCGCCACGAGTAGACCGAGCGCCGTCCACCAGACGCGGGTCCACTGGACGTCGACCAGCCAGACGGAGACGACCGCCACCACGGCGGCGGCCACGTCCAGGAGCAGACCCTGCGCGAGGGTGCGCAGGGCGCGGGATCGGGCGTCGATGGACGCGCTGGCGTTGGACGGGACGATTGTCATGATCATCACCTCGAGGACTGGACCGATGGCTAGGCGCCTCAGCTGCCAGGGCGCAGTAGCGACAGGAGCAGCGCCCCGATCGAGAGCAGCATAGCCATCGACGGGAGCGGCCATCTCGAACTCTCCAGACCACGGATCCGGCTCTCGTGGTCGGCGACGTCCCGGGCCACCTCGTCATGCCGCTCCACCAGCCGGTCGATCGCGCCACGGGTGGCCATCACCGCGTCGTAGATCTCGCGGGCGCCGATCTCGACCGGTCCGAGGCGGCTCGTCACGACGGCCGTCGAGCCGCCATGGCGTCCAGGAGCGCCTCGGCCAACTGTCGGTAGTCGATCTGTTGAGTGGTACGCGCCTCGACCGCCTGGAGCGTCCTGGCCGCCGTCGACGCGATCCCGGCGAGCGCGTTGTGTGCCGGCTGCGTCCCACCGGTCGCGTTCCCGTCGGAATCGATCACCGGCACGCTGGTCAGCGTGTAGGCGGTGTCGCCGAGCTGCTTGGCCTGCTCGGATGTGAGCATGTCGCCTCCCTCGAAGATCTCGGCCAGGAAGCCGAGCAGGTTGTCGCTCCTGGCCCTCCGACCCTCGGAGTCCCGGAAGAACGACAGGTGGGTATGGGTCAGGTGCGAGTCGTCTCCGCCCGACCGGATCCCGAGCCGGTCGACCCGGACGACGCTCTCCCCATGGGGACTGTAGATGATCTCCCGGATATCCGACAGGCGTGGGTCACCCCGCCACATCCCGTCGGCGATCGACCTCGACAGCGTCTGGAGACTGACCAGCTCACTGGGGCCGTCGATGGAGAACTCGCCGATGTCCAGCGCCGAGGACGCCAGGGTCAGGCCCACCCGGTCCCGCGAGGACTCCACGACCGAGTAGTCGCCGGGCACGATCCGGTCGGCGCCGCAGTGATAGCCACCCGAGTGCGTGGTGTCGCCGACGATTCCCAGCGCGACCGCCGGTAGGCCGGTCCACGTGGCGATGGCGGCTCGAACCACGAGCAGGTCGTCTGGCGCGTACGTCAACTGGGCCTCCTAGATCGTCCTCACCGCCGACGGGCGGGCGAGCTCCGTCAGGCTCATGGTGATCGTCTCCCTTGTGTCGGTCAGCTCATCCATCGTGGGCGAAGAGTCGAACATGTCGACGACGATTAGACTATTCGCGCCAGCCCGGCCCCCATATGACGTGTGAGCGCCATGGTGACGACCTGGCCGACGGTACTCGTCACCGTGACGACCACATTCGAGGTTGCCCCACCGGCCCGCTCCGCCGTCAGCACGAACACGTAGGTCCCGCTCGACGGCACGTCATAGTAGCCATATAGCGATGTGTCGGCGCCGGCGGCCGAGTCGAACGTATGCTGCCGCCGCGACACGATCGCCCCAGCCGTATTGGTGACCCGAATCCTGAATCGACCGACATGCCCCGACGTGGCGCACGAGATCGGTAGCCTCGCCTCGACCCTGACCCGCTCCCCGGCCACTAGGGTTCCCGTCACCGAAGCGGAGGTGACCAGCCCCTCGGCGGTCGCGTTATAGTATGTCCCATTCGTCGAGATGATGAGTGAGTCCAGCGTCGCCCACGGCGGCGAACTCACCCACCCGATCGCGTAGTGACCCGATGGTGGGACGATCGCCACCATCACCCGATCGCCGACCACGACCGATCCGACCAGAGGGATCACCTTGACCGGGACCGTGTCGCCGTCGAGGACCGCCATGGCCGCGCCTGACGCGGCCGGGGTGGTCACCGTCGCCGGCCGCAGCCGCCACCGCAGGTCCAGCCTGTCGGCGGCGGCGACCAGCTCGTCGACGACCAGGCCGACGTGTGTCGTGTCCAATCCGGTCAAAGGTCCTCCATGGGTGGCCAGGCCCTGGTCGCGGTGTGCGTCATCCGGCCCGTCGCGGACAGGGGCATCGTCCAGCCGGTCTCCCACCACAGCTCGCCGAGGAACCGGATCACCTGGTAGGCGTCGTGACGCGGATCGGGTGGGGTGTCGAACTCCAGGGTCTCGGTGACCGTCGCCGCTAGGCCGAGGGCGCGGGCCATCGCCGTGGCCTGGACCACTGTGGAGACCTGCCGGTCCACGACCTCTGGGATGACGAACCCGCGATTGGCGATCGAGTGCGGGGCCGAACCTGGGACGTCCCACACCCCGACGACCGGAGCGGTGGCGGCGTCGGAATCCGCCCCGGTGTCGTTGGAGACCACGATCCAGCGGTTCGGCGCGTCCGGCAGGCTCGACTCGCGGGTGATGGAGTCGGCGAAGGCTCGCGGGTGGGCGTCGAGGTCGAAGTCCACCATCCTGGTCGCCGGATCGAACGCCTGGATCATGCGCGGGGTGCCGTCGTGGTCGAACCACGGCTTCAGGTAGCCGCCCTCGGTCGCCAGGTCGCACCACACCCGCGCCCGGGACGTGCCCACCGACCATGAGCTGACCGACGTGTGGACGCTCGTCTCGATCAGCGGATCGACAGCTGTGAAACCGGTGAGCAGGGCGGCGGCGGCGGTCTGGACGGTCCGGCCGGCCGCGTCGAACCCGGTCTCCATGGCCTGGTCGACGATCAGCGTCTCGTCGACCATCGTCAGCGGCCGGTCACTCCCGCCCGAGCGGACGATCTCGATGTCGTCGACGCACACGTACCGGCCCAGCGGGAACACCCGCCCGTCGACGAGCGCCTCTAGGTGTCCCCGGTCCACCAGGGGGCGGAACCAGGCGGCGTCGACCGGATCGAGGGTGATCCCCGACAGGGTCCGGGACACCGTGGCCGACGAGTCGTGCCGTAGCGACGCCGACCTCGGAGAAGGATGGGCCACGCCCCGCTCGGCGCCGGTCACCCCGTCGACGAGGACGAGCCTCCAGGCCATGTCGACCTGCCCGACGTACTCGGGGAGGTCGAGGGGGTCGACGGGGGTGGTCACGAGGCGACGATCTCGACGTCGATGGTGGCCGGGGTCGCGGTCACCTCGGTGATCACGATCTCGGCGATCTCCTGGTGGCCGTGGTCGTGGCGACGAACCGCGCCCTTGGGGATCGTGACGTTCGCCAGCCACCGGTTACCAAGCTCGTCGCGGACGCACACGTACGGCAGCCGCGCCCACGCCAGGTCACGCAGGGACGTGAAGCCCTTGTCCATGCTCGCCGCCGGAACGCACACCGTGTTGACCACGCAGGAGCGGGTGAACCGCACTCCTCCGCGCTCCGTGGGCCACCTGGCCAGCTGGTAGTCACGGCCGTAGATCGGGTCGATGGCGGTCCACGCCGACTCGACCATGCCGAACTCCTCGCCGACGCCCAGGATCACCACGGCCGTGTTCAGCAGCGGGTCGGTGTCACTCGTCATGATCAACAGTCCGGTGTCGACACACTCCCCGGTCACCCCCGGAGCCGGGATCGTCACGGTCGCCTCGGTCGACCAGGCACCAGACACCCCGTTCCGGTGGACCATCCGCGCCCGGTAGGAGGTCAGGATCCCCACCCGGGCCTCGTAGTCGTCGAACATCGTCGTCGCCTGGTCGCGGATCGTCGCGATCGTCTCCCACGCCCCCAGAGCCATGCTCGTGTCGGACCGCTGGACCTCGTAGTAGCCGAACCCCGGGCCGTAGCCGGTCGGCACCGGATCCCAGTCGAGCTGGACATACAGGATCCCGGTCGGCACCATCGGCTGCGTGGCGTGCCCCGGGACATCGGGGGTGAGCGGGTCGCACGGGCAGCTCGACACCGTCAGGGTCTGCGTCGCCAGCGTCGTGGCCAGGCCGGTGACCTGGTCCAACTCGGCGGTCAGGAACAGCGTCAGATCGACGTCGTGGAGTTCGTCGGATCCACCGTACGTCGGGTTGTCGATCCACGCGAAGGCGACCTCGCCACCGTAGCCAGTGGGCGCGAACGTGTCGGCGCCAGCCCCGGCGATCTCCCACGGCGACGCGGCCGGGGTCGTCGACGTGAACGTGAACCACAGCGCCCCACCGGCCGCCATGGATACCACCGCCGGATCGAGGGCGACCGTCACCAGCCGCCACCCATCGACGATCTCGGTGAACGCGTCGGCGGCCACGACCGTGAGCGTCCCAGTCGGGCCGATCGCGACCGGCGGGTCGTCGACGGCCGGGTCGGTCGACTGGTAGATCGTCAGGTCGGCGATCGTGTCGTCACTCCGGCGAGCGTAGAACGACGCCCACACGCACGTGGCCGCCGTGTCGTCGAGGACCATCGCCACGGCGAACGCCGGCACCCCGGCGCTGACGGTCGCCACGAACGGCGTGTGATACGGATGCCCCTCGCTGGACAGGTTGACGTCGCCGATCGACGCCTCGTCGAACGGGGACGCGTCACCGCCGACGAGCGACGACGTCGGGGAGATCTCGGCGACCCTCGCGGCGTGCCAGACCATCGCCGGAGCGAACGTCCGCTCCTCGGACTTGGGAACCGACCGGATGGCGACCGGCCTGGTGACCCTCATACCGCCCAGGTCGGGCAGGTTCGTGAGCATGTCGATCCCGGTGATCGGCAGCGGGACCGGGGACGCCAGGGGGACGAGCGTGGCCGGAGTCGCCGCCGGATACGAACCGGCACCCGTGGTGGCCTTACCGACCACGATCGTGTACCGCTCGCCGGCCACGAGCTCGGGGAGCCACGCGTGGGTCGCGGCGTTCCGCAGCTGGGGATACGCCAGGATCGGGATCGTATAGACGAACGTGTCGCCAGACTGGGACACGCCACCGGACAGATCCAGTCCACCGCAGCCGATGAGGTCACCGATCGGCCGGTACGTGACCTCCAGCGCCATGTACTGGAGGTCGAAGTTCCCCGTCCCGGTGGCGTAGACCCGTAGGTTCAGCGTCCCAGCGCCGAATCCATAGCTGAACCCGTACAGTCCAGCCCGGTCGGCGTCGACGAACGTGTCGTCCAGCGACTGGAACACCCACGGCATCCGGTGCGGGTTGGTCGTCGGGTCGATCCCGTAGAACCAGAACGGGTTCAGCTCGCCAAGGCGCGAGCGGCCGATCGTCACCGTGTCGCCCGGCGTGGCCCCACCGGAGATCGTGGAGTCCATGAGGTACTCCACGACCTCACCTGACTCGAACAGCCAGAACGATACCGGGGACACCTGACCGGAGAACGGGCCACTGACGGCGTACAGGGCGGTCACGTCGAGGATGTGCTTGTCGAATCCGATCTGGCTCCAGACCGACGCCAGGTTGATGGAGAACTTCACGTCGACGAACGTCGCCACCCCGCCGGCGAGCCGGACGTACTTGCCATCCGAGGGATTGGCGAGCGCGTCGTACACGCTGCCCGCGCCACCACCCAGGGACATGTTGTTGTCGTCGAATCCGGCGGACGCCGGGATGACGATCCTCCTGGCTGGGAGCGCCGCGCTCGCCGGGTCGTCGCCCCGGTACAGGTGGCAGACGATCGACTGACCGGTCGGCACGCCCGGCGGTGGGGTGGGGGACAGCAGCCGCAGCCACACCGGGCACTGGCCACCCGATCCGAGGGCGGTGAACGTGTAGCCGATCGACGAGCCGGTGTCCAGGGTCTCGGTCCTGGGCACGAGTGGCTCGAACCGGGAGCCGATGACGATGGGCGAGTCCGGGTCGTAGATGGCCATCAGCGGGTCCTCACGGTCGTGCGGATCTCGGCGCGGGCGATCGTGTCGGCGACCTTCCTGCCGATCGCCTCGCCGACCGCGGCGACCGCCGTGTCGGTGGGCGCTCCCGGTCCGGTGAATGTGACCTGGATCGCCCCGGCCTCGAACGTGACCACGGTACCCGACGCGGGCTTGAGGTCGGTGAGCGTGGCGCTGGTACCGAGGTCGGCCGTCGGACCCAACCCGGTAGTGCCGGCCATGGCCGCGCTGGCGGCCCGCAGCGTGGCGAGGTTGCCGACGATCCCCGACGCCACCATGTCGACGATCTTCCCACCGGCGATCGTCGGGTCACCGGCACCGGACAGGGGTCCCCACTTGGCGGGGCTGAAGGGCAGGGCGTCGCGGATCGCCCTGGCGGCGTCGCCGATCTTCCTCTTGAGCGCGGAGATCTTGGATGAGATCCCATCGATCAGGCCATTGATGACGTTCGATCCAGCGTTGTAGAGCAGGCTGCCGAGGTTCCCGACGGCCGAGGTGATCCGGCCGGGGATCGACGACACGAACGACGCGACCGCGTCGATCCGACTCCGTACCGAGTCGACCATGCTGGCGAACGCGGCGATCACCGCCCTGGTGAACTCGGCGATCCTGGTCGCGGTCGCGACGACCACCGAGATCTTCTGCCCGACCCAGTCGGCGATCGCGGCGAACGCCGCCTTGACTCCCTCCCACAACCATGTGACCTTGTCGCCGACCCACGACAGGGCCGGGGAGATCCAGTTGGTCCACACGGCCATGAACGCCGCGCCGATCATGGACAGGACCGGGGCGATCGTCGCCGTCCACACCAGATACAGAGCGGCCCCGATCGCCGTGACGATGGTCTTGAAGACCGTCCAGAACGCCCCGAGGACCGCGCCGAGGACGTCCAGCGCGGTACCGATCAGGGCCGACACGACCGAGAACGCCCCCGACCACAGCGACCACAGCAGCTCCCCGATGGCGATCACGATCGGACCGAAGATCCCCCACAGCCACGTCGCCGCGCCCACCACCACGCCGATCGCGGCCGAGATCGCGGCGAACGCCGGGACGGCGACCGTGTTCCACAGCCACATGATCGCCGAGCCGACGGTCTGGAGGACCCCCCACAGCCACGACAGGGCCGCTCCGAGCCCGGACATGATCGACGATCCGACACCACCCCAGTCCACGCCGGACAGGGCCGTCGACATCGACCCGAGCCATCCGACCAGGGACTGGATCGGGGTGAGCAGCCACGTCAGGATGTCGGCGAGTCCCGTCAGGATCGGGACGATCACGTTCGCGGCGAGCATGGCGAGGAACGCGGCGGCGAGCTGGATCACCGGGACGAGCAGCGGGATCAGGACCGCCAGCAGCCCGGCGGTCAGGGTCAGCAGGGGCGTGATCGCGACGATGATCTGGGCGATCGGGTCGATCAGCGACACGAGCACCGGGATCAGCGGCTCCATGGCCGCGAACAGGGACGTGACGATCGTCCCCATGGACGTCAGGATCGGCCCGAGCGCCCCACCGACGGCGGTGATCAGGCGCCCGATCGGCGGACCGATCTGGATGAATATCTGACTGAGCGTGGTCATGGCCGGACCCAGGATCCCGGCGACCGTCTGACCGATCTGGAGGAGGATCGGGGCGAGCGCGCCGATCACCGGGCCGAGGAGTCCGGCGAACGCGCCGACCGCGGTCGCCAGGGGACCGGCGAGCATGCCGATCAGCTGCCCGACCACCGGGAGGATCGGGGCGAGGGCGACGAGGATCGACGCGACGACCTGGGCGATCGGCGCGAGCGCCGGGACGATGGCCGTGATCCCCTGACCCAGGGCGACCAGGACCGTGCCGATCGCCGGGAGGAGCGTGGCGATGACCGGGGACAGGGACGACGAGATCGTCGCGAGGGTGCCGAACACGTCGGTCAGGATCCGGCTGCCCTCTGCGGATCGCAGGAACATGGCGAGCTGTCCGGTGAGGGCGGCCAGGGAGGCCAGCAGTCCACCGCCGGAGGCCGTGGCCGCCGACAGGACGGAGCCGACGATCGAGCCGACGTTCCCGAGGATGGTCATGAGCTGTCTCAAGACGCCCACGGCGGTCGTGAGCGCCTCCGACGCCGCCCCGGACGTGGCCATCTGGCTCAACCACTGGCCAAACCGCGTGCCAACCATCCCGATGACCGCCGACAGGTCCTCCAGGAGGGGCAGGGCTATCGTGGACAGGTCGCGGAACCCGGCGAGCAGCGGCTCGATGGCCACCGCGACGTTCCCGATCGATATACGGGTGGTGTCCATGACCGACGAGACCGCCGACACCGTCTGACCGTCCCGGAAGAACGCCATCGCCGACGCCGCCGCCCTGCCGTACTCCGTGGCGATCCCGGCGATCCCCGCCTTCAGGGGCCCGGCGTACAGGACCGCCATGGTCCGGATCGTCCCCTGGATCTGCGAGGAGAAGGCGTCCTGCGCGGCGTCCTTGACGGCGCCCAGGAGGGGGGCGATCTCCCCGACCTCCCGGACGAGCTCCTGGGCACGCGGCGACAGGCCCTCCATGGCCTTGTCCAGGGCCTTGGCGTCCCCGGTGGCGGCCGCCGCCATGGCCTCGCCCATACCGGAGGTGGCGATGGTGAGCGCGCCAATCGCGGCGATCCCGACGCCGAGCGCGGCGGGCATGGCCACCATGAGCCCGGAGACCTGCGACAGGGTGCCGGCCAGGCCCAGGATCTGGCCGGCCGACGCGGCGGCGAGCGTGCCGATCGCGCCGACCCTCGTCAGGCTGGTCAGGGACGATCCGATCCTCGCCCCGACGTCGCCCATCATGTCCCCGACGCCGCTCCACGACGAGGAGACCCGCCTGGAGGCCCGCTCGTGCTCGTCGCCGATCCGAGTGGTGACGCCGCTGGTACCCTCGCCGATCCGACCCAGCTCCCGGTTGGCGTCGTCCACGCCCCGGCGGATGGATCGGGCGATCTGGTCGCCGAGCGGATCGGCGTCGATCCGGATGCCCTTGAGCGCCTTGTCGAGATCACGCTTGAGCTGGGCGGCGAACCTCGAGACGTCGGCGACCGCCTCGATCGACGCCTTCCCCGACACGCCCATACGGCGATCATCGCCATCCTGGCGGATCCGGTCCAGCGCGTGGCACTATCATCTCGTGGCGGTGATAGATCTCGGTCAGGCCCAGCTGACCGTAGGCGGCGACGGGACGGTCACCGTCGACGATCCCGACTCGCCGCTCCTAGTCACCGTGCGTCTCGACCGGCGTCGACGGATCGACCATCTGTCGGTGACCGTCCGTCACTCCAGTGGGCGGATCGACGGGACGGCCCTGAGTCGGCTCCAGGTCGGACAGATCGAGCGACTGGCCAGGGCCATCGTCGGCCGGCCCGTCGATGAGGCGTGGATGGCCACCCTCGCCCAACCCAAGCCGTCCACGTCGCGATCGTGGGGGGACGATCACTGGGCGCGGGTCGCGCGGGTCGCCATATGGGCCAGGGCGACCCGCCGTCCCGGCGGAGCCGGCCGGGCGATCGTCGACCTGTGGGGGGTGTCGATGGCCACCGCCTACCGGTGGATGGCCACGGCTAGCGCTGGGCGGCGAACGCCCGGTCGAACGCCGCCGCCGCCTTGACCGGGTCGTAGCGCTCGGCAGCCGCCACCCCAGGCGGGGTGCGTTCCAGCTCGAAGTCCAGCTTGCCCCGGTCCTTGGGGTCGGCGTGCTCGGTCACGACCCGGTAGACCGTGGCGCACCAGGCGGCCAGGGAGATTCGGAGCGCGTCCACCCCGGCCAGGGCGAGCGCGCCGGCGATGTCCAACCGGGTCGTCCCGGTCGCCGCGAGCCGGACGGCGACCCACCAGGGCAGGCCAGCGGTGGCGGTGACCGCCAGCCGGGCGGCGTCCACGCACTGGGTGACGGTGATCGTCCCGTCGTCGAGGCGGTCGACCAGCTCGTCGTCGTCGACGACCAGGCCGGGGACGATCCACGTCCACCGCTCGGCGAGGATCGGGGTGAGCCACGCCAGCGCCGGAAGGGCGGGGATCTCGACGATCAGGTCGGCGACCGGGACACGGACCAGCCGGGGCGTGACGACCGCCAGGCCGTCAATGTCCATCGACGACCAGGGTGGCGGCCCTCGCCCGGCGGTCGGCCCGGTTGGCATACCGGCCCCTCAGGGCCACCATCGCGGCCTCGAAGATCGGCATGAGGGATTGGAGGTCGAACTCCTCGTCCATGATGAGGTCGTCGATCCAGTCCTTGTCGACCTGGTCTTTGAGGACCGCTCTGACCGTGGCGATGGCCCGGCGGGTCAGGCGGGTCACGGTGTCCATGGAGACCTCGCCCCCGGGGGCCTCGATCTGGGTCTTGAGTCGGTCGAACGCCGCCGGAAGGCCCTCGATGACGGCCATCTGCTCCAGCGTCGGCGGTTTGACGACCATGGTTCTCCCACCCCACACGACCTCGGCGGTGACGTCGGCCGGATCGGTCGACTCGACGACCTCTCCGGCGACGGCCGGGGTGACCGGCTCGGTGGTGGCGCCAGTCGCCCTGGTGGCCGCCTTCCCGGGTGTGGTCTTCCTGGGCATCGTGGTCCTCTTCCTGGGTGGTGTCACTCGGCGCTCCCATCGGTGTCGTTCCAGTCCCATCCCTGGGCGGCGGCGATCCGCCGCCCGGCGTCCCGCAGCCAGGGCTGGCCGGTCGTCCCGGGATGCCACACGGTACGACGGTAGATCACAGTGCCGCCGATCGTGAACCGCAGCGTCCTCCTGGTCCGTCGTCCCCTGGCGCGGACGGTGATCCGGTGGGGGCGCGTGCCGTCGTGGACGGCGGCCGCGTACCGGGCGGTGTTGGAGATCGTGGCCTTGATCTGGTTCGCCGAGCGCCGGACCCTCACCTGGTGCCTGGTGGACAGGTTCCCGGTCTCGCCCCTGGGGCAGGTGGCGGCGGCGGTGGCCAGGGTGGCGCGGGTGTAGGTCACGACCCGGGTGGCCACGGCGGTCATGGCCACGGCCCGCGCCGCTGGGCGGTCGACCGTCACCTTGACCTTGGTGAGCCTGATCTGGATCAACCCAGTGGGTCCTCGTCGGGCTCGACCTCTATGTACCCGACGTCGATCAGCCCGATGACCCGGTCGGTCAGTGGGACGAGGTAGACGCTCCCGGCCCGCATCGTGTCGTGGGCGACTAGACACCTGACGCGGATCTCCTCCGGGGCTGGTGGTGGGACGATCGCGGTCGTCGGGGGCGCGATGACCCGCGTCGTCGGGGGCGCCGGGGTCTCCTGTGGCACCGTTCCGGGATCCGCCGTCATCCGCTTTCGAGTAGCCATATATCGATTCCTCCTCAGGGTACGCAGTCACAGGCCGGAGCCGAGATCGTCACCCGGAGCGTCGAGCCGACACAGCCACCCTCGACCTCCATCGGCCTGGCCCCCTCGACCGCGACCTGGCGCCACGAGTGACCGGCGAGCGCCACCCAGCAGCACACCGCCCGCATGAGCGCCGCCCGGTCGTCGAGGACCTCGCCGACGGTCGTCTCCCACTCGGCGCACGTCGGCACTCTGCCGATATCCGCGGTCGGGGCGCAGCGGACCGCGCCCAGCTCGAACGTCACCGCCCACCTGATCACCCCACACGGGTTGGGATCGGTCGCCGGCTCGGGAAACGCGATCGTCGGGACCATCGAGTCCCACCGGACCCACGCCAACCCCTCACAGCACTCATCCGAGGTCTGGGACAGCAGCAGCGCCACCGTCACCCCCGGGCGGACGCACACCACCGCCGGAGGGCTGGTGACCAGCGCCATCTGGGTCTCCAGGCAGCCGAGCAGCTCCGCGAGGATCGGCGCCACCACCTGGTCGGACAGCGGCGCCACGTCACACCACCCTGGCCGGGGCCGGCAGGTCCGGGCTGATCACCATGGAGCGCGCCTGGCGGCCGCGCGGGTTCACGGCCCGGATCACCAGGTCGACCTCGCGGATCCCGGTCAGCAACGGGCCGGTCGTGTCGATCGGCAACTGCTCGACCTGTAGCTCGACCCCCTGCCTAGTCAGGGACCGCAACTGCTGTGGCAGCGCGCACGGAGCGCCCGAGCAGGCGCGGGCGAACTCGCACGCCAGACGCTCGAACGCCACCTGGACGGCTGGCGGTATAGGTAGCCCGATCAGGTACGTGACCTCGATCGGCGCCGGGTCGGCGGACGGGTCGTCGCAGGTCGGCCACGCCAAGCCATCGATCCGGATCAGCCGGCGTCCGTCCAGGACCCGATACGCCGCCGGGGCCAACAGGACACCGGACAGGGTCACCGAGGTGATGGACGCGGTGGTCGTCGGCCCGTCGAGGACCAGCTCACGGGTACCGGCGGAGCAGTCGCACGACTCCTCGCAGCCGACCGGCCCGTTGTGCCACACCCCACCCGTGGTGTATGGGCCGGAACCGCCGCCGAGCGTGGTCCAGTCGACCGGATAGGTCCGGTACTGCGGGTCGAGGGCCTCGCGGACGCAGGGCCGGACGGTGATCTCGCACCGCCCGTACTGGCGTCCGGTCGCCGCCCACATGACCATCGCCGCCAGGTGCTCGGCGCCCGTCTGGACGGTGTTCGTGTAGGTGTCCCAGCACTTACCACACCCGCACTGGGTGACCGTCCACCCACAGATCGCCACGACTCCCCCTCACGAGACGCGAGTATCCAGCGCCCGACTCGATCATACTTGGCGCCACATCTAAAGATCGATGAGCGTTACCGGTCCATACAGCGCGGTGCGTTTGGTGGTCCCCACGTACGCGTCGACCCGCCACACCCGCGAGTACGGGGCCGCGAGCGCCGACGCGGGGATCCAGGCCGTGGCCAGGATCTGGGCCGCCGTGTGCGACGTGATCGATATCTGGGTCGGGTTCGCCGAGGTCAGCACCAGATTCGACGTGTCGGCGTCCGACACGCACACGTCCGCCTTCATGATCAGCTTGAGGAGCGTGATGGGTGTCAGGTCATCCGTCGGATCGTCCGGGACGATCGTCAGGAGCAGGACCTCGTCATTGTCCTGCCGGAGGGTGATCGGGGCGATCGTTGGCATTGGATCTCCTTAGGCGACCACGGCGAGACCGGACAGGGTGCGCTCCGTCACCGCTCCGGATAGAACGCGCTCCGTCACCACTCCAGACAGGGTGAGGACGACGACGGATCCACCAAGGATTGGTGGTGCCACCGTCGCCCCCGTCGAGAGGGTGGGAGCCGGGAGCGTGGCCGTCCCGATCACCACGGCGGGCGTCACGGTCGCCCCAGCCGAGAGCGTGGGAGCCGGGACGGTAGCCGTCCCGACCACCACGGCGGGCGTCACGGTAACGCCAGTCGAGACGCTGGCGCCTGGGATCGTAGCCACGCCAACCACAGGACCAGGCGTCACCGTGACGCCCGTGGACAGAGTTGGATCTGGAACGGTTGCCGTCCCGATCACCACGACGGGCGTGACCGTGACACTGGCCGAGAGGGTGGGAGCTGAGATCGTGGCCGTCCCGACCACCACGGCGGGCGTCACCGTCGTATCGATGACATTGATGTTGTCGACGCCAGCGTAGTCGTCGGCGCCGTCCGCCCTGGTGGCCTGCGCCATGAACTCGACATCGCCGGCCAGCCACGCCGGAGCGCTCGCCACCGTTCGCCGGACCGTCCACGTCAGGCCATCGGGAGACGTCGACCAGGTGATACCAGTCCCATCGTGGGCGAATCGGAACCATCGGGACGACGCGTCATATGCCCACACGACCAGCCCGGCGTCGGAGTATCCGACGTAGTCTCCGGCCGACATGTAGCCGGACACCGCGTCGTACAGGATCCCGACGTAGGTGCCCGGCGTCGGCGAGAGGATGACCACCTGGGCGTAGGCCACGGTCGCCCCACCGGCGGCGGGAAGCTCGGCGAACTCCCCGAACAGCGTCGCGGTGTCGAACGTGAACGTGTCACCCGACCCTGGGCCGGTGGTGTGGAGGGCGGAGTACGCGGGTGATCCACCCGAGCTGGCGCAGCCTATCCGGGCGTATCCGCCATAGAGGACGACGTCGCCGTAGCTGGAGTCCCACAGGGGAGACTTGAGCGTCCCAGCCGAGAAGTCGTCATAGATGGTCGATGCGGAGTACCGCGTCACTGGCCATACACCGCGCCAGCTATGGAACTATGTCGATATAGAAGATGCCAGCGAGTGCCCACTGGATGCTGAACTGTCCGTTGATGGTGGAATAGTCAGCGCCAAAGTTGACCAGGGCGACCGCGTTGTCTCCGGCGAGCGCGTCGGCGTAGATCAGGGCACAGCGGGCGTTGGTGATCGTCGACGCGGCCCAGACCACGGGGTCGGCGTCGAATGTCACCAGCCCGCCAGCCGCGCTGACCACCGGGGTCGTGATGAGCGCGCCACCGGCCGTGTATCCGGCGCCACCGACCTCGTTCGCGGCGTACTGTCCGACCCCGTACCCGGCGCTGGCGAGCGCGGCGTCGAAGTCCGGGGTGATCGAGTTCGTGAACATGGCGCACTTGTTCGTCGCCGCCGAGAGGTTCACGGCCAGCTGGGTGGTATCCAGGATTCCCTGGAGCGTGGCCGTGAACAGACCGGACGACGTCACTGGCATGACGTGCCCCCATCTCGCGTCCGAGCCACGACACGTGCTGGGTTGGGTCGGATCGTCACGTCCTGACCGTCGTCGCGGACCGTGACCGTCGTCCCCAGTTCGTCGGTGGTCGCCTTCCCCACGACTCTCCCGGACGCGTCCCGCACGTCCTCGTGACGGTCGCCGGATCCGCTTCCGACGACGCCGATCGTCCGCGCCCGCTCGGCGAACTCACTCACCGCGTACCTCCTCGCCATTCCCACGACATCCGCCGTTGGGTTCGATGTCCGACCGATGGTCATCCACGGGCCGGCCCGTCCCACCGGGCCGGCCCGTGGACCTGGTCAGGTCGGGATGACCAGGGTCTGGCAGCCGCACGCGTCCACCGGTGGCGCGAGGTTGACCTGGTAGAGCAGGAAGTGGGTCGTGGTGGATATCGGGCTGAACAGCGGTGACGCGACGCCGAGCGCCGAGGTCTGGATATCGTATGGTCCGACGCCCCAGCCGTTGCCGTCCATGGTCATCGCGTCCTTGACGGTGAAGTTCGCCGCCCCGTTCTCGATCGTCGGCGTCCCCACCGTCCCCTCGGCGAGCCACGGCAGGAGGATGTACCCCCACCGCTGGGTGGTCGTCGGGCAGGAGCTGTTGGCCGTGTCCGTCCACACCTCCAGGGCGAAGTCCGCCTGGGCGTAGGTGGCCGAGTCGACGGCGAAGCCCCGTGACACCGGTGGGGTCGCGTCGTCGGTGACGAGCGTGACCCCGGTGGCGATGTTGAACAGCTCCGGATCGACGTCACAGAACTCGATGTTGGTCTTGAAGCCGTTCAGCTGCTTGGGGCCCTTGCGGTAGTAGCAGCGGGTCCCGTCGGCCTTCACCTGGGTCAGAACCTCGCCGTCCTCCTCGTCGGGCTCGGTCTCGACCTTGACGAATCCGTCGGAGACGACGGTCGAGCACGCCCCGGCGACCGGGGCGCCACACTCGTCGAGCCGTGTCACCCGGACGACGAATCCCTGAAAATACGACTCACAGGCGGCTACCATCGGCTGTTCACCTCTTTCGTCTCGATGCCCGCGCTGGGGCCGCTGGGGCCGCCTGGGGGGCGACCGGTTGGGTTGTGGTCATCGCGACGACCGGTGGTGGTGGTGGGGTCGGGTTGGCGATCTGGTCGGCGGCGGCGACGTAGGCCGTCAGGAATCGCAGCGCGGTCCGCTCGTCGACGGCGAACCCGCCGTGCTCACAGCGCAGCTGGCGGGCCGGTACCCCCAGAGCCTCGATCAGCTCGCGGTCGATGAGCCCGGGGACGGCCTTGACGATGATCGTCACGACGATGGCATCCAATCGAAGACGGTCGACGCGGCGAGGCAGTCGAACGCGACGGCGTACTCCCGCTCGGCGACGATCGACACCTGGTTGGCGGTCCGGTCCATGACCTGCCCAGCCGGGGTGACGAACACGTCCGTGGCACGCCACACCGCGACGTTCCCGGTGATCGCGACCGTCCCGTCGTCGGTGTAGCCACCCCCGAACACCCACACGGTTCCCATGTGGGTTCGCAGGAGCGGCCCGTCGCGGATGACCAGCCCCGCCTCGGTCGCGTAGGAGGCGAACCTCGGCGAGGCGTGCAGGTAGCCGACGTTCCCGTAGGCGACGGTCCCGTACAGCCACTGCTCCAGCTCGGCGACGATCGCCACCGGGTCGGTGGCCAGCGCCGACGTCAGCGGCGTGTCACCGGCCACGATCAGGTTCCACAGGGCGAACTCGGCGACGGTCTGCTCGCCGTTGGCCAGCCGGCGCCGGACCTTGGCCTCCAGGCCGGCCGACGTGTTCCCGACCGGTCCGCAGACCAGGGACGAGTACACGACGAACGGCTCCGCCTCGACCTGATCGGGGTCGGATCCGTCGACGTACTCGTCGAGGGTCTTGGCCAGGCGCAGATCCCCGTGGCAGGGCGTGGAGTACCAGTACGCCTGACCGCAGGAGACCGGCTCGTAGGTGACCCCGCCCCCCTCCCCGTGCTCGGGGAGGGGTAGCGGGCCGATCGCGGCGGTGAGCAGCCCGTACCGGAGTCCGCGCGGCTCCGGCGCCGGCACCGGCACGTGTGGGGTGATCGCCACCAGCGCTCACCGTCCTCTCGGGACTTGGTGGTGAGTGGTCAGGAGGCGCAGCAGCCGACGACCCCGGACGGGTCGACGACGGCCGTGTACCGGTGGACGTACGGGCACATCTGCAGGACCGCCCAGCCGTCCTCCACGAACGCTGCCGTGTACTCGTTGGTGGTCAGCCGGGTCGAGTCGTAGATCGTGTCGAGGTTGACCACGGACTGGACGGCCTTGACGAACGTGCCGGCCGGGTAGATCAGGAAGTCCACGGTCGTCGGCAGCACCGTGAGCGGCACGGCGCCGCCGGGGCCTCCCATCAGGCCGGAGAAGGCGTCCTGCCAGTCGTACACGAAGCGCGGCACGGCCTTGCGGGCCGCGAACCAGGCCATGATCTCGGCGTCGACGAGCGCCGGGTCGACCCCACCCCGGCGGGTCTTGGAGGCGCGCAGCTGCGCCAGGACCCACATCGGCAGGACGATCTCCAGGCTGGACGCGAAGGTCATGCGGTTGCGATACTTGGCGTCGACCACGGCCAGGTCGACGGCCGACATCAGGCCGGAGATGGCGTCGTCGCCAGACGGATCGGCGGGGATGGCGATGGCCGCGCCGCCGGCGGTGACGATGGCCGCTATCACCCCCATATTGATCTTGTGTGCGAGGGCGACGATCGCGCCCCGACCGAACCGGGCCACCAGCTCCGGATAGCCCCGACGCTGCAACAGCGATCCCGTCAGGCAGAAGTAGTCCACCCCGAGCCGCGTGTCGACGAACTCCGGGCAGGGGATCTCGTAGCAGCACTTGGCCGTCTCCTGGATCACCTCGGCCTCGGTCAGGTGCGTGTCCCCACCCGTGCAGCCGATCCCGTCCCAGATCGTGGCGAAGTTCGGGCCACCGGCCGCCGGGATCTGCCAGCCGCCGCGATCGGTCTGCAACTCCGGCAGGTCCAGGAGCCCGTCGAGGGACTCCAGCTCACACAGGTCGTAGATCGACTCGGACGGGGCGCACCATCCGGCGGCCGCCGTCAGCGCCCGACCACCATCGACCGCCAGCTGGGCCGACCGCACCAGGCTCCCACCCGGAAGGCGCCGCTCGGACGCCGCGTACTCGGCGACCTGAAGACCACGAGCCCCGTCGGTGACCGTCAGCTCGGCGGGGAACTGGCGGACGAACTGCACGGCGCCATGACGGACGTAGTCCCTCAGGACGTGCCTGGATCCCCGGTCGGAGACGACGACGATCGGAGGCCCGGAGTGGTGGGTGGCGTTGTGCTGCGGATACTGGCGCAGCTGCGCCTCCAGGGCGCGGGACGCGTCGGCGAACGTCGCCAGCTCCTGCCCGGACGTGAACGACGGCACGTTCGCCGAGGCGCGCATCGTCGCGTACCGGTTCCGCTCGGCGGCGTCCGGGACGGCCGGGGGAATCGTGGTCCGGCGGGCCACGTCGCGCACGGTCGGCATCGGGGCGCGCGTGGCGGCGGTCACCGGCTCGGGCTCGATCGCCGGCTCGATCGTCGGCTCGGCGACCGGATCGGGCTCGTCGGTGGCGGCGAGCTCGGCGGCCAGCGAGGCGACCTCGGCGGTCGCGGCGCGGCGGCGGGACAGCTCGGCGGTCGCCGCGGTGGCGAGGTCCCGGCAGGCCCGCAGACCGTTCAGGGTGTCCTCGGTGATCGGCCCACCATCGGGATGGAGCCCGGCGGCGAACTCCCTGACCCGGGACAGCGTTTCGGTGATCAGCTCGTCGGACGCGGTGGACAGGTCCGGCACTTCGAACGGGAACGTGAATTCCATGGGAGGTCCTCGTGGAGACGAGGCGCCCAGCCGGACCACGGCGACGCTGGTACGCGTAGGCGACTCGTCGACCTGGCCGGACCACGGCGACACCAGGCGATAGACGATCGCGTCCCGATCATCTCACCAAACGCGGCTACTGGCCAGCCGATGGTCCTGGCTCGTCGAGGACGGCGGTCGCCTCGCCGAGCAGCTCCAGTATGGCCGGTACCGTCGGGCGGGTCCGGTACCGTCGCTCCAGCGCCTCCGACTCCGGGGAGCCGATACCCCGGGGGACGTCCATCCTCGGCTGCGGGGGATGCCACAGATGCCACAGGTGACCCCGGCCGCGCCACGGGTGCCCGCCGACCATGGTCAGCGCACGGCCCCACGCGTGATCCTCCTGCCCCCAGCCGGCGAATCGCGGGTCGATCGGCACCTGGCGGAGCAGGCCAGCTGGGAGGATCGTCAGACCCCCGCCGCACGCTCCGTCATGGACGCGCTCGAACACATGATCGGACGGGGTCATCCCCGGTCGGGGTGGCACTGGCAACGGCCTACCGTCCAGGACCATCGCGGTGACCGGCTCGGTCAGGCGATATACCATCCGGTGGGGCATCACCCACCGACGAGCCCGTAGCCCGACCATCGCCACCTCCAGATCTGGACAGATCACGTCCGCGTCGGCGACCACGCACACGTCGTCATCAGCCGGATCGGCGGCGGTGAGCGCGTCGTGGAGCGCGATGGCCTTGCGCCACGGCCCGGACGGGTCGCGCTCCACACCGACGATCACCGGCCAGTGTGGATACCGCTCCGTCCACCATTCGGCGACCCACGACCAGACGCGATCCCTGGGTCCGCCGTCCGGCCGGTAGGGGACCAGGACGTGGATCAACCGCCGGACGCCCATCGCAGGTAGGGCGCCGGGTCGCGCACCAGGCCGCTGTCGGTGGGCGACAGGTACCAGAAGTGAGTCTGGAACACCTCGCGGATCCCGGCGTCGCCGAGCCGGTCGTGGATCTGCCCGTACGCGCGCCAGTGCGCCCCGACCGACGGGGCGTAGTCGGTGGCCGCGTAGGCGGCGGCTCCGTTGACCGCCTTGGTGATCATCTGCTCCGGTGAGCGGTACGGGAAGTGCCGGATCGACAGCACCGGCGTCCCGGGCCTGCCCGACGGTAGGGTCACCCCGTGGTTGCCCTGGTGGACGATCGCGCCGGTCTCCCACCTGAACGCGATCTTCCCCAGGCGTTGCGGGTCCCGCTGCCGCCACACCATCGATCGGAACGGGTCGACGTCGGGCTCGTCGAGCGACGTTCTGAAGTGATTGACGATCGCCGCCGACACGTAGCCGATCTCCGGGTCGAGCCCGGACAGCACCACCCCGACCCGGTCGACGTGGTGGAACCACAGCTCGTCGGCGTCGAACGGCACGATCCACTCCGCGCCGGACTCGGCCGCCAGCGCCGCCAGACTGGTCATCTTCGCCGACTGGTGGTAGGCGGGATCCGGGTCGTCGAGGACTGTCATCGGCAGATCTATAGTGAGGTCGGCCAGGACGTCCCGCGTCCCGTCGACGGAGCCGTTGTCGGCGACGATCAGCTCGTCGACCTCGTCGGCCATGTGCCGCAACGTCCCGGCGATCACGTCAGCCTCGTCCTTGACCATGGTCACGGCGAAGGTCGCCAACTGTTGACATCCTCCCCACGGATAGATCCTGGGGATTCCCGTACCTCACGGTTCGGGGTTTCCTGTTTCATCGATTGCCGCCCTCCCGCATTAGCTGCGGGAGGGTCTCACGCCATCTCCGCAGGCCGAA